ATTTGCGCTTTCGACATTGGGAGACATCCAGACGTGGTACTGACGATTCCAGTTATCAGCACCATAAAAATCCGAAGAGGGAGACTGACCACCACTAGGGACGATCTGATCACCAGGATTCAACTTGTGCGGCGAGACGTGATACCACTTGCCGGTGGGGTCCAGAGGAAAGCCCATCTGCCTCTTGTATTTCGGTTGTGTGCCACCAGGATTCAGAAAGTCGTAGTCAGACGGCAGATGATCCTTCAGCTTGAAGGTATCGTTCCCAGCAGCATTCCCAGGAAGCCACGGTTCGCTGTGCCACTCCATAGCAGTTCGTGAAGCAGCTTGAATTGCCTTGTGGGCCTTACGAATTGGAGTCCATGCTGGCTCAGACAGGGCATCTATAACCCACTGCTTCTTGTTTGGTTCGCTCTGTAATTTATTGATGACGTGAAACGGCTTGCCATTTTGGTCAAAGCTATGCAGTGTCTTCTGAAGTGCCCGGTATACCTTTCCGCCGGGATGGGTGTACCAGACCGCTAGCTCCTCACCGTCACCACGTCGGTAGGATTCAAAGGACGGGAAGTCATCACCTTCATAACCAGGGTCAAGGGTCCAGCCGTTGTCATCTGCCGTCTGCCGCACAATATCTCGATGACCTAGCTGACGTTGCGAGCGTGGATTGCCTCGCCACCCACGAACCTTCGATCTGCTGTTTGAAGCAGCAGTTCTCCAGGGGGAGAGCATCTCCACCTGTTCGCGAGCCGTGATGATTCGTCTCATGTCCTATCGCTTGCGACGATGAGCAAAGTGGCTGTCTAGCAACGGGTTATAACTTCCATCGTCTTCGGTGGGAAGATCCCAGTTGTGCCCCAGGTCATAGATGGCAAGCTCATCATTGTCCAGAGCGGTATCGACGGCACCCCATAGACGCGGATCATGTTGCGGCACATCGAGATAGAATTTTTGGTTGTCTTGGTTTGCCCAGCCACCAAGGTAGTTTTCGGGATGCCCTTGGAAAAGATCTACGTTGTTTTCCTTGAACTTCGCGACATCTTCGGGCGACATCTCATCGAGAGGGATGATCTCTTCCCGATCAGGATGTGTGGAAACCATGTAGCCAGCATGCGGACCATCACCAGGCCGGTCATGGAAGGTGAAGCCGCCACCCTTGATCGCGTCAGCGACAGACTGAACCCATACCGGATCATCGAGCAGTGCTGTATTGGCGAAGAGGTGATGACGATGGCCTGCAGGCTTCGGCCCACCTTGGGTGTATTCGGCCCAATCCATCAGTGCCTGAACATCATTCGTGGGCTGCTTGATCGGGACGAGCCTGTTCCCTCTGACAGTCGGTGCCCAAAGCTGGAAGCCGCCCTCATCAGAGGGGTGAATCTCAAAGCCAGTGGGATGAGAGTAACCACCACCATCTAGCTCTTCCCAGTCCTGGGGTACATAGGTGTGGGTCCACTCCATAGCCAGATGCTGTGCAGCTTCAATGGCCCTGTAGGCTTCTCGCAGAGCAGCCGGAATGCGAAGTGGCCGATTGCGATTCGGACGATGCTCGATGTCAGGAGCAGGGCGGCGAGTATCGGGCCGGGGATACTGCCTCTTCATCCCGCCGTTCTCATGCTCCCACCAATCGTAAAGTGGTGTCTTCCACTTCAATTCAGTTTTGGGCTGCTTCTTCGGCTTATTGGGATCTGGCGGAACGTAGGTCTCACCAGGATGCTTCTGCTCCCACTTCTCACCACGGTTGCGAACCTTGGCGGCATCGAGGTCAGCCTTGAACTTGACCCAGATGATGGCCTGAACCTGCTTGGGCAGCAACGGCTTCTGGCCCTCTGCCCTCCGCTTCTCGTTAATTCTTTTGGTGGTCTCGTATGAGATCTTGTCGAAGATCTGATAGCCGACATCGGTTAGCTCAGGCTCTCCGGTCTCTGGGTTGTAGCGAACCTCTTTGGCACTGAGGCTGGGAGGAGCGGTGTACTCAGTCTGGACGCGGCCACTAACAGGAGTAGTGGCAGCTTTGGAGAAGATGGTGTCTACCGTCGAATCAACATCAGAGTGAAGAGTCCAATCCTCTTCTCCCGTTTCAGGATTGATGGGCATCTTGTAGTAGCCCTCATCATCGATCTCACTGTCGTCTCCGACGTTGTGATAGAACGAGTGAGTCTTCGGTCCTTTAAGGAACTGCGTGTAGTCCGATCCAGTGGGAGCCATCCAGATCTGCTTGGCCGTATCGATGTTCTCCCCGATCATGGGGAGACCGGCCTGGACGATGGAATCTCGCGGATCGTATTCGGGCAGCGGGATCTCAGTTCCCTTCTGCCGCTGCTTCTTTGGGATCGAAACTCCGTTGGGGAATTCTTCTCCTTCGGGACGAGCCTGATCTAGAAGATAACGCTCGACATCCTTCTGCCTCTTGGCCCGTGCCTTTTCGGTTTGAGGATTCCGCGCCCGATCTTGCTTTTTCCCATAGCTTTTCAGATACTCGCGCATCTGCTTCATCTGACGCTGCGGAGTCCAGTGCTTCAGGCCGTCAATCCAGTCCTGACGAGTTTCGCTGCCCTGCTCCAGGTTTCCCCACAAGCCGTGGTGAGCATCGGCGTAAGACTCTAGCTCCTGATCATTCTGCGGAAGGTTCTCCGGAGAGTAGTACTCATCGTCGGAGATCGGCGTGAGGCCAGAGTAGTGGCGAGATGCCCAGACGGCTGGGCGGTTGGTCCGCATCCATTCGTCATGGGCCTTGGGATGAAGGACCGGCTGCTGCCACTCATGCTTCTGCGTCGGGTCGTAGTTATAGAGAAAGTGCTGAAGGGAGTTGAGGTTACTGCCCCACTCGTTGTGCGGACTCATGCCAGCACCAATAGCAACGGCCTTGGGGAAGTCTTGGATCGTGTTGTCCGAAGCATCCTGAATTGAGTTGTGCGCGTTGCGATACCACCACAAACCCTTCTGGAACTGCTCAGGGGTGGCGGAGTAGAAGTGATCCATCAGGTTGCTGATAAAGCCTTCAGTATCAATATCTTTCGCTACCTGAGACTCAGCCTCAATCAGCCAGGGAGACAACATCTCCCATTGCTCACGGGCACTGAGGAAGCTTCTTCCCTGTCGCCGTCGTCCAGTGACGGGCATACCAGCACCGCCGCCAGCAGCAGGAGTAGTCGCAGGAGTAGTGGCGGGAGCAGGAGTGGCTGCCCCACCACCTCCGCTAGGAGCAGCAGCCGGTGGCGGGGGAAGGTGGTAAACCATGTCAAAGTCTTGTGCTCCAATAGCATTCCCGCCGTACTGAACACCACCACTGCTGCTTGACTCGACGTTAGTCCCATCCGGCAGAGTACCGGCCATGTGACCGCCAGTCCCCTCGCCACCGTTGGTGCCGATGTTGAAAGCACCTGGGAGGTAGCCGGGTTTGAAGCCGAAGGCTTCAAAGTCACTGGCAGTGTTGAAGCTATCGGGCCGCTCGCCCATCGGCTTTCCGGTGTAGAGGCTGTAGTAGTTCGCCATCAGACCAGAGCAGTCGTAGGAATTTCCATTCTCGCCGTAATGCCCATAAGCGTAGGGCATTCCATTTGTCTTCTCGCCAAAGGCTTTTGCGGCTTCGTTGAGGTCACCATAGGAACTGGGATCAATGGGCGGCAAAGAGCCACCGCTCCAGCCGCCATTGCCACCCTTGTTCTTTCCGCCGTGACCACCACCGGAACCACCGCCACCATCACCATTGGTGCCCGTGCCACCTGACGAGAACTGGGCAGGGTAGTACTCTCCGGTCCCGGTGTTGTACTTGTTGTGGATCGGCTCTGCGCCGGGGATGTGATACATCGGCGGCTTGGTCCCGTCACCACCCCAGTTAGTCTGGGTGGGAGCGTTCTTTTTCTTTTCCTCGTCATCAGAGGTATCGGCCTCAATGATCCACGGCGACAACATCTCTCGCTGTTCACGGGCTGTAAGAATTCTGCGACCAGACTTCTGGGGACTGACCGTGGGAGAACTAGCAGTCGGGCCGGAAGTAACCGGAGTCGAAGGAGCAGGCATGTTCTGAACAATGCTGTTGACGTAGTCAGACCTGGCCGGTTGGGCATTGCCCTGCCAGTCGCTCTGAACTCCGTTCTGCCCCACAACATCTGCCATCCACGAAGCCTGATCCTGCGGAGATCCGCTGGCCGGAAACTCACCGGCCACTGACTGCCGGTCCTGAATCTGCTGGGCCAGAGCCTGAGCATGCTGATCGAGAGTAGTCCCGGCCTGACTATCGGTGAATCCCAAAGTCGGTGCGCCGGAAGGGTTATTGCCCTCTGCCGCCGAAAAGCCTTGAATCAGTGGGAACATGGCCGGATCAACACCGGCCTTTTGAAGAGCCTGAGTCAGGCTGGCACTGGGCGGTCCACCACTGGGACTCGTTGTCGAATGGGGACCGTAGCTCTGACTGCTACCTCCGCCGGAACCTCCACCACCAGAAGAGAATTGGGCCGGGTAGTAGGCTCCGCTCCCACTGCTGTAAGGATCTGGCGCATAAGGGTTTTGGCTGATCACCGCACCAGGAGCATGCGGTTTGTTGTCATCACCGGACCAGTCTTTCTCGCTGGTCTCTGTCGTCGTCTTTGAATCGTCTTCTCCGACAACAGGTTTCCGTTTACGGTCGTCGTCTTCAACGGCCTCAATCATCCACGGGGACAACAGTTCTCGCTGCTCGCGAGCAGTGACGATGCGCCTGGTCATGCCATCCCCTCTCTACTTATTAGGCAAGCTCTGCGGGACTGTCACAGGGTCAACAAAAGCCCGCACCCCTTTTGGAGGTACGGGCCTTTGCTGTAGCCCTGGAAAGAATTGTAAAACAATTCCGAAGAATTGAATTAGCTCTTTCGCAGGACTATAATACCCCTGGGGTTTAGGATCGCAAGTCCGACCAATTCGTCCATTACCCAGCCTTTGTGGAATTGTTCCACCATATTGTTTTCCTCGACATCGAGAGAATACATTACGGGGAATACGCCGAGAAATTCCGGAGAAGGAGTAAGATATGTAGTACCCTTCGGAATGATAATCGACTTTCCAATTTGGAATTCACCGAATTGGACAATCCGCTCACCGGCAACAACAGAATCTTTAAATGCCCAGCCGGTAGTATTGATTTCCCAGCGATAAAAATCCCGATATTCCTGCGGATTGCACAGCAAACGCGAGGAATCGAGCAGTCGCTGGTCAGTGAACGTCACCGCCGTGTAGAGATCGTCAGGCTGCAAAGTATCCCCTGCAACTGCGATTTCGTTGGGCAGAGCACCACTACCGGGCACCGACGAACGATCCACCAGCCGGTAAGCCTGAACTGCGGCCTCCAGCAAAGTGACAAGACGAGAATCCTCTTGTCGCATAATGGCTTGTTTCGTCATATCTTGCGTGTATTCAACAATATTACTGCGAAGGTAATAAAGGTCTTCCTTTTTAATCTTCGGAAATGAAGCAATTCGGAAGAGTTGAACCTCAACACGCTTTCCTTCAAAAGGCGTAATCTTAACTTCGCCTTCGTCGCCATGCAGCATATATGCCTGACCCAAATCGTCAAGCACATCGTACTGAATGGGGACACCGGGAGTCAGAGTATCCTCAAGAAGAACATTTCGCAGAATGCCCTGATAGCGCAACTGCAATTGAATCGGACCAATCATGGATTGTCCGAGTCGGATCATTCCATTTTGCCGGTCATTCAGGATATGTGCCAGCTTGGCCTGCTTCTCGCGAGCACTGAGCTTTCGATTGCCCAGACGCTGCTTGGCCGACACGATGTCCTGCACGTACTCGTCAGACGAGCGCGAGAACCTTCCTAGCCCACTTCCGGTTGCAACAGGAAGAGACATGTTCCTACTCCTTCCTTAGCTTCCGCCGACCGGGCTGGATGGACCGGGATCAAAACGGTTCAGCCGGATCAGGATCTTGTCAGTGGACGGGACATCGAGAAGCTCCGCGATAGCGTTGCCCTCGTTGGCACCCGTAGGGGTCAGCAGACCGTGGCTGTTGCCGGTCAGAAGCCGACGACCACCGTCACTGATGTTGGCGGCAGTCCAGTTGGCCGTCGCATCGAAAGCCGGTGCGAGAACCTCAAAGACTGCCTGGGAATCGCCCACCCACACCGTGGTGAGATTCGTTCCGGTGCTTGACGTTTCGTCAATTCCCAGAGACGGAGCGATAAACAGAGCCGACAAACCGAACGGCTTCTGGTTGCCTGCGCCCGTGTACGGAGCGAAGATCTCGCCACTCTTCCGGTACATGACAGTGCCGGGAAGAATGTCAAAG